GTGGTTTATCTGCTACAATGAGTTTAGGTAGTGTCAACGTAACGATAGGTTAAAGATGGCTCTAATTGACAATTTAAGAAAAGTTTATGGAATAAATCAAACTCAAGGAGATATGCCTTTACAACCGTCCTCATCAGAAATGACTATGGATATGATTGCGCCTATACCACAAGATGTAACAAACGATAGAATGATTGCGCCAGAGATTACTATGGATATGAACTCATCTCCAGAGCTTTCTCCAGAAAAAATGGAGATATTAGAAGCGATTGAAGAAATGCAAAGGCAACTCATGCAAACGACCGATCCAGAAGAAGCTAAAGTATTAAGTCGTATAATTGAAACCAGTATGGCTAGAGTCAACGCACCACTAGGTGATTTGGCCGCACAATTAGCTGGAGAAGGCACGGGTGAGGACATCCAACTGATTCACGCCAAACCCAATGAAGTGGTTTTGCCAGAGGAGTTTTTTGAAGACGAAGAGTTTGAAGGCGTAGTTGAAAGAAAATTTAGGGAGTTTGGCATCAACCCAGAAAGAGCTATTGTCGGTTCTGGTATAGCTTCACTCAACGCTACTACAGGTTTGGAAGAGTTTGGTTTTTTTAAAAAAGTATTCAAAGGCGTAAAAAAAGTAGTTAAAAAAGTAGCACCTATTGCTTTACCAATAGCTGCGAGTTTCGTCCCCGGTTTGGGACCTATTGCCTCAGCAGCTTTAAAAGGTGCTGCGGGTGGAGTTGGCACAGCAATCGCTACAGGTGGTGACTTAGGCGACGCTCTAAAAGGCGGATTGTTTGGTGCTGGCATTGGTTCTCTTGGCGGTTTTGTTGGAACAAAAACAGGATTAATAGATCCTAGTATGAAAACCATAGGTTACGGCCAAGCAGCAGGCGATGGCTTTTTTAGTAGGGTTGGCGACGTCTTAAAAACAAACAATCCAGGCATAACAAGTTTATTAACAGGTAGAAGATTTGATCCCAATGCCATCGTAGAAGGACCTTTTGGTACACAATTAGGTGGTTACATAGGCGGTGGTACGCCAGACGCTTTGGGTAGATTTTATGATCCGGGCGGTGGCACTGGTTATGGCTTTGACCCAAGTGGTGCTTACATGGGCGATCCTGCTTATGCTTCTAGCATGGGTAACGAACAACAAGCTGGACCATTCAGTAGATTTTTAGGCGGTTTGACTGGTGGAGCATTTGGTGGCGGAGGCGGTGGCGGTTTTGCAGGCGGTCTTGGTAATTTAGCAAAAACAGGGTTAATTGGTTTAGGTGCTTATAAATTGGGTAAGTTGGCTTTTGATGAAGCGAAAGATGCTAAAGGTGTGCCTTTGGTACCACTAACGACTATGGATGCTGCTGGTCGTTACGATATAGAAGCTGAGATAGCTCGTCGCATGGGACAGTCAGCACCAAATCCTGTTGAGTTTGGTTTGTTACCAACTGGCACCATACCAGAGTTAAGTGGTGGTAAGGCGCAAGGCATGATGTACGGCGGAGCTGTAGAGGACTTAACTGGCGGCATGGCTAGAGGTTTAATGTACGGAGGTCCAGTTATGGGTTACGCTGAGGGCGGTGGCGTCGCTATGGAAGATTTCCAGAGAATGAATGGTGAAATAGACGGTCCCGGTACCGAAACCAGTGATGATATACCAGCTATGTTGAGCGATGGCGAGTTTGTAATGACAGGCCGAGCAGTACGCGGTGCTGGCGCTTTTGACATGCAAAACGACGGTGGAATTATTACTCTGACGCCAAATGGTGCCGAAGATAGAGATAGAGGCACTAATTTAATGTACGAGATGATGGGTTTGTTTGAAAGTCAAGGAGCTACTTAATGTTTGGTGCCTTTAAATACAGAACTAAAAATGAGCCTAGACAAAGGGCACAACTACCTTTTCGTCAAAGGATGCCCGCAGCTAGAGGTTTTATGCCGTTACCAGCGCCTATGACTCGTCAACCGCAGGGGTTTGGCGGTGGTTTGGGAGGCTTATTGAGATTTTTAAGACCACAAATATTTAGACAGCCACAAATATTTAGACAGCCACAAAGACCAGGTGGTTTGTTTGGCGGTTTAGGTAGTATTTTTATGCCTAGACGAACACCTGACTTCAATCCTAATGTTAGAAGAGGAGGTTTTTTGGGTGGTCTGGGCGGTTTGTTTGGCGGTAGGATGGGAGGCTTTGGCGGTTTATTTGGTAGAAGATTTGCCGAAGGTGGTGAGGTCATGGAAACTGTAAAAGACGATGAAATTCGTAATTTCCTTATGACAACGCCTGGTTTAGTGCCTTATGAACAAAATAGATTTAGAGGTGAAGAAAGCAAATTTATCAATCAAAATCCTAAGTTGACTGAATTACTAAGAAGTTTGATAGTTGCTCGTAGAATTGGTGACAGAGGCGAAATGAATCCTAAATTTGCACAATCTTATAAAAAAGTTTTACAAGAAGCGAATGATCTTGGATTAAGACAATTAGCTTTTGGTTTCGATAATTTTGCGCTTCGTGAGCTGTACAATAATCCTTTTGATAAAAAAGATTATTTATATAAAAATCCTTTAGAACAATCAAGCGATAGCGATATGTCTGGAGTTGTACAAAGAGCCGAAGGTGGTGAAGTCGATGCCGTACCCATGCAACAAGGTGGTGATCCCTTTGCAGCTAACATAGTAAGAACTGAAACTGGCATGGATCCCATTACCAGACAATTATTGTTTGGTTTAGACGGTAAAGGTGGTTTTATTCCGGGCGCTTTCAGAGCAGCCGAAAAAACTTTTTTTGACGAAGAAGGTAAAGCTAGAGTCGTACCAGAAGAAGTAGCGGGTTTTTCTGCCGATCAACTCAGAGCGCAAGAATTAGCCAGACAAGCGGTTGGCACACAAGACCCATTTTTACAACAAGCACGAGCTGCTTATCAAACTGGCATCGCTGATTTAGACCGAGGCTTGACTGAACAAGCTGACCTTTTAAGAACCACAGCTGGTGCTTACGACCCCAGCATGACGCAAAGATTCATGGACCCTTACGAACAAGCGGTCGTTGATCGTACTTCACAAGATTTAATCGAACAATTTGCCAAAAGCGATATAGGTTCCAGAGCTCAAGATATAGCTCGTGGTGGCGCTAGTGCCTTTGGCAGTCGCGGTAAATTAGGCGCAGCCGAACGGACTAGAGCACTTGGGAGAGGCTTGGCGGAAGCGATTGGTGGTATTAGATCGCGCGGTTTTCAACAAGCACAAAGCACAGGACTAGGCGAATTTGCTAGACAACAAGCCGCACAAAGAGCGTTAGCTGGTGGGCTAGGTAGCATAGGTGCGGCAAGGCAAGCTGGTCAATTTGGCCTAGCTTCGGCTTTGACTGGCTTAGGCACTCAAGCCGCAGGTGCTAGAGCTGGCGATATTGGTATGCTTTCAAACCTTGGTTTGAGTCAACAACAATTAGCACAACAACAATTAGATGCCCAACGTCGTAACTTATTGACGGCACAACAAGCACCACTAGCTCAGTTCTCAGCTTTACGACCATTTGTAGGCATGGCACCACAAGGCCAATTCCAAACGCAGACTACTTTTGCACCGCCACCAAGTCCACTGCAAGCTGGTTTGGCTACTGGGTTAGGAGCTTTCGGCGCTTTGGGTAACTTTTTCAATCAAGGCCAACCGCAACAATATCCCGGTTTACCGCCACAATTCCAAGGATAATAAAAGTGGCAATTACTAGAGCACAGATACCAGAGCAGATAGATGTTTTTCAAGAGGGTGGCATAGCTAATGTTGAAGATTATCAAACAGTTTTTGATAGTATTTCGAATCCTATAACCATAGAAGAAATAGATCAAGAAGCAGAGGTTTTGAGGCAATTATTAAATCAGCCGCAAAGGAGCAATATTTTTGATTTAGCAACTAATTTATCAAGAGGTCTTACCGCACAAGCCATGAGTGGGCAACCTGCATCCATTGGTTTGGGTCTAGCCGCAGGTTTTAACTCTTTCAATGAGGCTTTGCAAAAAAAGAAAAGTGAAGCAGAAAAGTTAAAACAAGATATAAGATTAAAAGCTTATGAACAAGTACAAGCAAGAAACAAGGAGTTAAGGGAACTAACACAAGATGTTATTGAAAAAAGTTTAGAAGCTGGTTTCGAAGGGTTTGGTAGTTCTGAACGAGGTAGAGCTTTATCTTTTATTGTAAGAGCCATGAAAAATCCCGAACTAAAAAACACACCAGAGTATGCTATTGCTTTGGAAGTAGCAAAAGGTCAAAAAATTGTACAGACAGAAGAGGGTTCTATCGTTGTACCCGGTATAAATATAGACAAAATAGTTGGTGGAGAACAAACTCCTCCCCCAAACACTAAAGAAGTTAATGGAATCATTTATACTTTGGTGCCTAATGAGTTTGATAAGGCCACAGGTAAACCTATATATCAAAATCCAGATGGTGTAAAAGGAGTGTTGCCCTAAATGTCATTTACAATAGTAGATCAGGAAAATATAAGAAAAAAAGGCGATCCTGTAATCATTCCCGGTACTAAAAAATCAAAAGATCCTTTTACAGAAGGACAAAAAAAACAAGCAGGTTTTGCCGTGCGTATGGAAAGCGCCTTAGAAACTTTAAACAGATTAGAGGATGCTGGTTTCAACCCTGTAAATTTGCAAGACGTAATGATTGATAACTTGCCTTTTATTCCAGAATTTTTTGAACGATATTTTTTATCTCCCAAGTACAAACAATATCAAAGAGCAGTTATTGACTTTGCAACAGCACAGCTAAGACAAGAAACAGGTGCAGTAATTAACGAAAGTGAAATTGATTGGATGTACCTCACTTATTTTCCACAATTAGGTGACGATCCTGTTACTTTAAAAAATAAAAGAGAAGCTAGAGACAATGCTTTCATTGCAATGAAGGGCCAAGCTGGAAAAGCTTATGATCGCACTAATAAAGAATTAGAGAGGATAAAAGGTAAAGACACAAAGGGAAATGCGCTCGAAATTTTAAAAAAACGGGCTGAGACCGACGAAGAGTTAAGAAAAAAATTAGAAGAAAAAGGATTATTATGAGCAGTGGTTTTGATAATTTAGAAAACGATATTTTGTTAGCCATCGCTACTGATGAGCAAGAAAGTGCCCGTGAATTTGTTGGCAATGCTGACGATTTTTTGATAGACCAACTGGCTCAAGAAAAATTAATAAATTCTATTGATACAAAAACAGGTGCGCCTGCTAACGTGAGAGCTGCGGTAAGCGGTGCTCAAAGTATGGACGACAAACTTGCTACTCTACGCAAATTTTATCCAGATGCTTTGCCTGTGCAAGCTTTAGATTTAGAGAATGGAGTGTCTAAGTTTGGCTATGGTAATTTTGTATTTACTAATCCAGAAACTAACCAACTGACGCTTTTTGATGAAGATTTAAGAATTTTTGGTATGCCAGTACCGGGCTTGAGAGATTTTGTAGACGTGGGTCCAGAGATAGCAGAAACAGTAGGTGCTATAGGAGGCGGTATTGGTGGTGGAATTTTAGGCACAGCAGGAGGTCCCATAGGAACGGTTGGCGGTTTTGTGGCTGGTGAAGGTTTAGGTAGTGCTGCTGCAAGAGAAGCTTACATAGGAATTTTAGATTTTTTTGGCGAAACAGAAGATACCAGATCTGGAGCTGAAAGAGTTTTTGATTTTGGCACTACCGCTGGCATAAATGCCGTTGGTGGACCAGTGGTAAATAAAATTTTTCAAGGAGTAAAATATGTTGCAGGACAACCTTTAAGATATGCTTTTGGTGGTATGTCCAAAGATGCTAAGACAGCTCTTAAAAATATGGAAGACATCGGTATAACAGAACCATCCGCAGGTATGGTATCAGCAAATCCTACAATAAATTTATTCGAGCAAGGTTTGGCCGCTATGCCAACTTCAACAAAAATTATGCACGAAAATGCAGCTCAGACAATAAACCAAATGGACGCTTTTGCTAAAGAGTTAGCAGAAAAATACGGTGGTGTGAGGACAACCTCAGAAGCCGCAGAACAGCTCATGGATGGTGCTCGAAAAGCCAGAATCAGATACGATAACAAAGTGACGAGTATGTACGATGAAGTAAACGATTTTATGCCAGATACCTTAGTGTCGGACGCTAAAAACACCGTAAAATTTATAGATAAATATTTAGCACAAGTTAAAACTGCTACTGGAAAAGCAACGGTACATCCTAGTCTAAGATTAGCCGAAAAGGTAGTCCAAGACGCCAAAGCTGGTTTGTTAAATTACAATCAATTAAAAGAATTTAGATCAAGTCTGATGCACAATATTAGAGCTGCGGAATCAGCTGGAGCGACTTTAGACGCACCTAAAAGAAAAATCAAAGAATTAATAGGCTATGTCACTCAAGATTTAGATGAATTAGTGGCTAGCTCTCCTAACCCAAGAGCTTCTAGTAAATATCGAGCTGCAAACGAATTTGTCAAAGGCAACTCTGGTAAATCTGGAGGTTTAACCTATCTTAATAATATTTTGAATAAAGGTGAGACTAGGGCTACGGATGCTTTGAAATATGTTTTGCGAGGCTCTTCCGATGGCGGTGAAGATTTGTTGAAGCTGAAACAGATGCTTAATGCAGAAGAGTACAACGTCATGTCTGGATATATTTTAGGCAGAATGGGTTTGCCTACTCCTGGTTTGGCTGGGGTGTCAGAATTAGGTGAAGGGGTTGTTAAAGAAGGAGCTGAGGCATTAGCTGAACAAGGGTTCTCACCAAAAACATTCATAACTAATTGGAATAGATTAAGCAAAGAGGCAAAAGAAGAACTGTTTAAAAATACAGAGCACGCAAACTTAGTGCCAGAGTTAGATGCTTTAGTCAGTACCATAGATAGAATTGGCAAATCTACTGCACAAATGGCAAATCCAAGTGGTACGGCAAGAGTCTTAGGAACTCTTGGGTTGTTTCTTGGTGTTGGTGGTGCCGAGGCTGGAATAGGTAGATTATTAGGTTCCGAGGGTTTTGAGTATGGTTTTTCCGCATTAGTTGCGCCCTACATGTCGGCAAAACTACTTACTAATAAGTCTTTTGTTAAGTGGATGACAGAGGGTTTAGAAAAAGCTGCTTATGATCCTCAAAGTTTTGGCCAACACGTTAGGAGACTTTATCAAATCTATGAATTAAATCCTGATATTAGAGAAGAAGTTAGGTCAATAACAGAGGGTTTGACAGGTGAAACTTTAGAACCTGTCGCTTTTCGTAATTCTAAATCTACTGAACCTGTAAGTGAAATAGTAAAAAATGAACCACAGTTTAGAGAGGTAGCTACTTCCGAGGTTTCTGAAAAACTTTTGCCTGATGCTGTACTTTCAGAACAAATAACTAATTTTGAGATGCCAGAATTGGAAGTAGATATGTTTCCAACACAAAGTAGTCCTAATATTATAAGCGAAGCTGTATTACCAGACGAAGCAGATCGTGATATTGCTAGACGTAGAAATCAAGGTATAGCTGGACTGGTGTAAATGGCTAGAGATTATGTTAAGGAGTATGCAAACTATCATAGCAAACCAAGTCAAATAAAAAAACGTGCAGCTAGAAATAAAGCTAGGAGAGAAGCTTTAAAATCTAATCAAGTCAAAAAAGGCGATAACTTAGACATACATCATATTGACGGTAACCCGCTAAATAACTCAAAAAAAAATTTAAGGGCTGTGCATAAAAGTAAAAATAGATCTTTTGCAAGGACTGCTACTGCTCGAAAAGCTAGAGTTTAGTCTGATACTTCGGTAGCCTTAATCATGGCTCCCACGACTTCATATTCGAGTTCTAAGCCCATAATACTACTGCCAGCTACATCGAGCTCCAGATTACGAGAAATAAGTCTTAGCAAAGCTGTTTGTTGGTGTAACGTCAAACGACTAAACAAGTCGATGACTTCTGGTGCTTCTAATACTGGTTTGTAAGTTTGTGGCACTTCTTTTTTGCCAAACAAAGTTTTTAACATTAGGCTTCAACAGCTCGTTCAATGTTAAGACGCTCATGTTCTTGTTCTATTAAGATTTTGAGCTGGTCAATCTTGGACCTTCTTTCAAGACCACAAATATCTTGTAGCATTGTGTAAGTTTTAAGATCCACTGCTAAACTTTTTCTAATTTTATTTTCTTGTAATAGTTCGTCCATAGCATACGATTTTACACACATTTGGAAACTTTTACAAATAAGAACAAAAAAATATATGTTAGACTACAACGCCATGTATAAATTGAAGAACTATCTGTTAAGTATGCAGTCGCATTGGATGATAAACCAAACGACTTACCAAGCAGTCCAGGACACTTTACCAATGATTACTAAGTTCAAAGCCAATCAAGGCCAAGTCGATATGGGCAAAACGCCGATACATAAGATAGTCAAAAAAATCTATCCAGAGATATACCGGGTGCCACTCTTTCGTCGGCAGTTCTGCAAACTTCTGGTTAAAGAAATAGAACAGATGCGCAAAGAAATAGGTTTTGTTGGTAACGACGAAGAGGATCAACTTAGGCAGATTCCTGAGATATTGTTGCAAGAGCAAGTACCAGAGCTTTACCGCAACATGTGGTTGATAGTGCAAACCATATTGAATCCAATGTTCAACGCTATCTGGCAGAGAGATTGTAAAGATCCCACGACCATACAAATAGCTAATTACAATCTAAAAGACAAACAACAAGGTGCTTGGCACCACGACGAGAGCGCTGACATCTCGGTGGTAGTCCCGCTCAATACTGGTGGTTATGAAGGTGGTGGCACAGCTTTCCATAATTATGGCGAAATCAAACC